ACGGATTCGAGATGAGGGAACCTGACTTGCGTAGGTCTGAGGAGCGCAGAACTCATGATATTAAATCCCTCTGGCAGCGCAGCCATGAGATCCTTGCGCTTGCTGTACGAGGGATGAAGCAAACTGATATTGCGGAAATCTTAGACATTACTCCTCAAACTGTCTCAAACACACTTAATAGTGAACTAGGAAAACGCAAGCTTTCAGTTATGCGGAGGACTAGGGATGAAGATGCTGTGCAGAAGCAAGACAGGATTACCCTCTTAGCTGAACAGGCCTTAGACGTGTATGAACAGATCTTTGAAAATGAAGATGGCCAAGCTAACATTGAATTGCAGAAGAAGGCCGCAGATACCGTTGTACTTGAGCTTTCAGGCCTTAGGGTGCCTACAAAGATCCAAGCTCACTCGGTTCATAGTACAGCTACGTTGAAAGAGATCGAGGAACTCAAAGAACGTGGAAAGCAGGCTATGCAAGATGCAGGGATGCTTGTGGAGCTGCCTGAAGAGGAAACAGGCGAGGGTTCCCATCGCAGGCATGAAGGTGTGCCTTATGAAGGTGTGGAGGAGACAGGCAACAACTCTCGTTGCAGGCATGATGATGGTCAGTGTGAGGATCAGTGTGAGAGTAGTGAGGATGGTGAAGATGTCTCTGACATTAAGACAGAAGCAGTCTAAATTCGCACACATGGTTAGCTTGTTAATTCTCTTTGCATTCGAAAGAGGGTATGAACTCACTTTCGGCGAAGCCTTCGCATACCCTGAGGACGGGCGTCACATCTCGGACAGTTTTCACTACAAGCGCCTTGCAATTGACTTAAACCTTTTCAAAGATGGAAAATACCTTAGCTCGACCGAATCTCACGCACAATTAGGAGAGTTCTGGAAATCACTTGGAGGTTCCTGGGGAGGAGACTTTGGTAATCAAGATGGGAATCATTACTCACTTGGCGAAAATGAGACCGTTCAATAATTGAACAAACTAAGGAGGTAGACTATGACTTACAAAGCAGTAAAAGTTTCAGTGTCATTAATCTTTTTGTTAACCTTAGTTGCTTGTGCATCTGGGTTTGTAAAGAACTCATTCGATACCCTCTCAGTTAGCAAAGCAACTTACGAGTCAACTCTTTCAATTGCCGGAGATCTTTACAAACAAGGTCTTATGTCTGAAGCGCAAAAGAATGAAGCTGTTAGGTATGGTGATCTTTATCGTCAAGTTCATAACGAATCTGTAAGTGCCCTCTTGGCTTACAAAACCTCCGGAGCAAGCTCTGATAAAGAAAAATACCTACACTCAATGTCAAATGTTTCTGCAAGACTCTCAATGCTCATTGAGTACATGAAGCCTTTCATTCTTAAAAAGGAGGATAAGTAAATGGCTAATGCAGCACTAACTATCGCAATCGTCCAGGCCATCTTACGTTACGGCCCTACAGCAGTAATAACTATCTCAAATGCTTTTGACAAAGGTGAGCCTACGGTCGAGGAGATCGAAGCTCTTTTCATCGATAAATCTGCAGTGGAGTACTTCAAATGAAATGGAATAAGTGGACTAAAGGTCTAATAAGTGCAATCATTGGTGGAGCAGCTAATTCAATTACAGTAATGATAGTTGATCCTATTGGCTTTAATATGCAAGAAGGCGCTGGCAAACTTGGAATGGTAGCCCTTGTAAGTGCAATAGTTGCAGCTGCTATGTACCTAAAACAGTCTCCTCTTCCAGCGGAGAAAACGGAGATTCCTTAAATGAAAAAGATTATCTTTTCAGTCCTTCTTGCAGTCCTTGTAGTTGCAGTAGTTGCACTTGCCGAATTCTTCCCTACAGTAATCGTCACAGGCACTGATGGTAAGTGGATTGACACTCGTGCATATGCAGACTTAGATGCAGCAATTACTGCAATTGGAGGCAGCGAGCGCATAGTTATTATCACTGGAGAAGAGGCCGTAGGAACTTTAACAATCCCTATCAACGTTCGTCTTAAGTTCATGTCTGCAGGCTCCCTTGCAGTTGCTACTCAACTCACCCTTGAAACCTACGACATTGATGCAGGTGATCGGGAAATCTTCTCCGGAGCTGGGGATATTGACTTTCCTGTTGGTGCTGTAGTCCGCTCTGCCTGGTTCGACGACTTGGACGAAGCCCTAGACGTCACAAGTGATGATACCTTAACTATGGCAATCTCACGTGCTGAGACTCTGACTGCAGATGCAGTTGTTGGAGACGATGTAACCCTCCGTTGGGAATCTCCTCTTATCCTCACTTCAGGCGGATTCAACTTAACAAATCTCAAGAAGATCGAGGCCGGCACTTACCAAATCTTCTCCGGTGCAGCTGCAAATGACTTCGACTTCCTTGCTGGTTCAGTAGTCCGTTCATGTTGGTTCCAAGACCTAAATGATGTAATCGAGTTTACTGCAGATGAAGATGTAGATCTAACTATCCTCGTTGACCAACCTGAAACCATAGACTTTGATGTAACTCTTGATGAGTATCAAGGTTTAGAGGTCTTGAAAGGATGCATTGTAACTATAACTGGTGGAGATACTTTAACTATATACTCACCAGGGAATGTTATAGCTACGCCTACTCAACTATTATTTACAGGTGCAGGTACAGTTGTATTTACATCTGGTGGAGGGACTGTTTATCCAGATTGGTTTGGGGCTATAACAGATGATGCGGTAGATGACTCGGCTGCCATTCAAGCTGCTTTAAATGCTGGAAGTGGTACTACAATTTACTTCTCAGATGGTGTATATACGTCTACAGCTATTCTCACTATATCTGATGCTAACTTAATAATTACTGGACCTGGAACTTTAGACTTCCCTACTAATGGAGCAGCTGAAAATGCTAGACTGGAAATAGAGGCAAGTGGGACAACTGTTCGTGATTTAAAGATTACCTCAAATGGAGCATCTAATACTGGCACTTATGGATTAATTACAGTAGATGGAGTTGCTGCAGCTAGGTATAATACAACAATAGATGGATGTGAGATAACTGGATCTGATGGTGTAGGCATTCATATGATGAATTCTCACAATTTCACTATTTCTAATAACTACATCCATGATACCTGGGCTGATGGAGTTCACATTCAGCGTGGCTCTAGTAATTTTACTATCTCTAACAACACAGTAACAGATGTTGGAGATGATGCTATAGGTCTTGTAAGTCATGACTATGACACTTATGGAACTGTCCAAGATGGAACTGTTACTGGCAATGTCCTTGGTGATGGTAAGGCAACTACTTCAGGTGGTGGACTTGGGCTAATTGGAGTTATTAGTGTAACAGCAATAGGAAATACCATAAGGGACACTCGACTATCTGGTATTCGAATAGCTGCATTTTACTCAGTTGCTGAAGGTTCATCTATGGTCGGACGTCTAACTATTATTGGCAATACTATCCAAAATACTGGACTTAATCCTGGAGCAGGAGGGACTACTGAAGGTATATCAGTATTTAATGGAAGACATATAATTATATCTAAAAATGTAATAAGTAATACCTACGGTGCCGGTATAAGTCTAGGTAATTCTAATGTAGACATTATCATTGATGGTAATGAACTATCTGATGTCGGAACTGATGAGAATCCTGGAATATGGGTCTCTGGACTTGAGCAGGCTGGTGATTATTTGGCTCTATGGACTGATCCTTTGTTAGATGATGGTACATCACTAGCCTATGTATTCGTACATGATGTTCGCATAACTAATAATGTAATCAGGACTACTGGCTCTTCAGGTATTCAGGCAACTGGTTTAGTTACTCGAGACATTGATGGACTGTGGATAGCAGGAAATAAAGTAATAAGAGGTAACGAAGACTCAGCTCCAACTTCTTATGGCCTATGGGTACGATATGTAGATAATGTAACTATCATCGACAATGAGATTCGTGATCCCTTAAATGCGTTTACTGTCATATGGAATATATCTGATTATACTAATGATTATGTAACTGGGAATATTCCTCCTTGGGGTGATTTAATTTATGGTGCTGCTACATATGTTGGATTATCCAGACATTTTTCAGCTGCAGCTGCTCCAGTAGCTGGGACATACGCATTAGGAGATATTGTCTGGAATTGGAATCCTCTTAGTGGTATCCTAATGTGGGTGTGTACTGTAGCTGGTGCACCAGGAACTTGGGTAGCTCTTCCTTGGTTAGAACTAGATCCTGCTACAAGTATTAACATACCTCATATACCTGTCTATGCTAATAATGCTGCTGCAATAGCAGGTGGGTTAAGTGCAGGGAATTTATACAGGTCTGGAGCTGATCCAGATGTGATCTCTATGGTACATTAATGGATAAAGAATTAGAACAAATCCTTGCAGCATGTTCAGTTTCCACCGAAATGACTGCGAAAACCTTCTTCCCAGAACGTTTCTATGTTCCTTTTGCGGAGCAGATTCATGGAAAGATCTTTGATCTCATTGATGGACCTGCAAATAAAGTGGCCATCGCCGCCCCTCGTGGATGGGGAAAAACATCTATTGTTGGGCTCGCCCTTATGGCTAGATACATCTTGTTCCGCCACACAGGGTTTATCTGTTACATCAACAAGTCCCATGACGCAGCTTCACTCCAAACTGAGAATCTTAGACGTGAGCTTGTTACCAACAGAATGATTAAACACTTCTTTGGTAGCTTTAAAATTGACCAGAACAGCACTGATTTCGAGGAAGTCTTCTCCAAGAAGGCCTGGGTCGCCTATAACACACTCATCTGGCCACGTGGTGCAGGACAGCAGGTTCGAGGTGTGCTGTTCAAGAATGACCGGCCAGGCCTAATAATAATAGATGACCTAGAAGACCCGCAGAAGATAATGAATGATGAGATTCGTAAAGCCTGGTATGAGTGGCTTTACGCAGACGTAATCAAAGCAGTTCCTCGACTTCATAGGAATTGGAAAATAGTCTACATAGACACCTTGAAGCACGAAGACGCTACGTTGCAGAAGCTCCTCGACTCGAACGAGTGGGAGTCTGTACGCCTTGAGGCTTGCGACGACGACTTCCATTCTACAGCACCTATCTTCATGTCCGACGAAGACATTCAAAAGGAATGGCAGGAGCACTGTGACTCAGGTCAGACAGACGTGTTTTTCAGGGAACTCAGAAACCTTCCTATTTCCTCCAAGGATGCAGCATTTCAAAGGGATTACTTCCACTATTACGGTCTTCCTGCTGAGAACATAAAGAACGACATGGATATGAAGAAGACAGACGCAGAGATCCAAGAGGATAAGAACATAGAAACTGTAGTCCTAATGGATCCTGCAAAAACTGTCAAGATCCACTCAGCGGAAACTGCAATCATTGGTGTAGGGATTGACCTTGCAAGTGCAAAAATCTACGTGCGTGATGCAGTTTCGGAAAAGATGTACCCCGATGAGATTTATGATGAGTTGTTTGGAATGGGCATAAGGTTAGATGCAAAAGTACTTGGGATTGAGGAAACTTCCCTCAATGAGTTCATTCGCCAACCTATCAAAAACGAGATGTTTAAGCGTGGGAAGTTCTTCGAACTCGTTTGGCTCAAGGCTCGTGGTGGGATGAAGAAGGAATTGCGTGTGAAGGAACTTGTACCTTATTATCGACAAGGCTACATCTATCACAATGCAGCTTGTCCAACAGTCAAGAAGCTTGAACAACAGCTTCTAATGTTTCCTCGCTCAAAGCTCTGGGATTTAATGGATTGCCTTGCATATATAATTGAGATGCTTGAACTCGGCGAACGCTACTTTTCACCCAAAGATGACCCCGCAGACATAGAAGCTGAATATGCTGAACTTGACTATGAGCCTGAACTTGAAAATTGGAGGTTTGCATGAGCCATGAAAATAACAATAATCATCTTAAATGTCCTGATCCAGATTGCAGGTTATCAATAAACAGATGTTTAAGTACAAAGGTATCCAAGTCTTACCTTGGAATTTCTTTAGGTATAATAGTAGCTGCAGGTGTAGGTATTGCAACACTTGTCCACGATTCCTACTCAGATGGTCGAGATAGACGAGAA